GCAGATGGACAGTGGCAGTCAATTGATACGCCCCCATCTATTACATCTCTTTCTTATTCTGGTTCTCTTACTGCTGCTGATCCTACTGGTGGAGAAACAATTACACTTGGTGGTTCAAACTTTCAGTCTGGTGCAACAGTAACAGTCGGTGGAACTTCTGCAACTTCTGTTTCTGTTGTCAGTTCAACATCTATTACCTTTACCACACCAGCAAAGACTGCTGGTGATTATGATGTTGTGGTAACAAACGCAAATGGCCTTGCCGCAACCCTGTTGAGCGGTATTTCTTATAATGGAACACCAGCATTCACAACTGCTACTGGTAATGTTGGTTCTATTGAAGACGATGTTGCAATGTCAACGATTACTATTGTTGCTGCTGAAACAGACGGTGGAACACTCGCATATTCAATTACTTCTGGTGCATTACCTACTGGTGTATCTTTGGGTTCTGCAAATGGACAGATTACTGGAACACCAAATGTTAATGTGACTTCAGACACCACTTACAATTTTACTGTTACTGCAACTGATGATGAGAACCAAACAAATAGTAGAGCATTCAATCTTATTGTTGTTCGTCCTATTTACGCTCTTTCACTTAATGAATCTGTTAGGATGCAAGAGAGCGACAGTGCTGGGTTGGCAACAACTTTTGGGACTCCTACAGATAATAAAAAATGGACACTAAGTTTTTGGTGGAGAAGAGGAGATATTTCTCTCGGTGGCGTTCGTTATATTATACAGGCATCAGATGGTTCTTTACAAGAAGATTTAAGAGTAAATTCTGATAATACTTTAAGATGGTATTCGCATAATTCTAATGGTTCTGCTTCTGATCACGATATTAGTTGGACAAGACCATTCACTTCTACCAATGATTGGATTCATATTTGTATGGTTAAAGATACTACATTGGCAACTCAGGCCGATAGAGTAAAACTTTACATAGATGGCATCTCACAAACAAATTATACCTATAATAGTTTAGCATCTCTAAATTATGAAGGTATTATGAATAAACTTTCAAAGTCCTTGTATCTAGGTATTAGGAATGCTGCTATCAATAATGCTGACGGCTATTATAGTGATGTATATTTTATTGATGGACAAGCAATTGCTCCTTTGACTAATTTTATAGAAACCCGCAATGGAGTTATTGCTCCAAAATCTTATAGTGGAACATATGGCAACAACGGTTTTCATGTAATGGGCAATAACTCAGTTCCTAGAACAACATTTACTAGTGGTTCGATGGAATTTGATGGAACAAGTGGTGCAAATGTTTATATTTCTAGTGGAACCAATATCAATAGTAATCTTAGTTTGGACGGTGAAGAATACACAATTGAGATGTTTGTCAAACCATATGAACTTACTACTGGTACACAAGACTATTTGATGACTATTGGAACATTTAATAGTGTAATTCATTTTGCACTGAGTTATGGAACTACTTATGGTGTTGCTTTGTCTGCTGGCACTGGTTGGGGTTGGGTTTCAGGCACATTTGATAGATCAGGACAAACTATAAGTCTTAATAAGTGGCATCACCTTGCTATCTGTGGAAATGATGCAACTGGTGAAAAACGATATTATCTAAATGGGGTTAGAACTGCAACCCACACAGGTGAAAACTTCCCTAGTAATGGAATGACAAACTTTTATATTGGAAACTATTATGGAACAAATAGTTGGTTTAAGGGAAAAATTTCTAACCTTAGAATGGTTATTGGTTCACAACTATATACTGGAGATAGGTATACAATACCATCTTCAACACTAACGGCCGTATCTGGAACACAATTATTGGTTGGAACGGATGGAACAGCGGCAGATCAAACTGGTAATATGAGTTTGACTGCTGGTAGTGGTGTTACACTAAACTCCTCAGACACAATTGATGTTTGGGAAATGTATGGTGCAAAAGATACTTCTGGAAATGGTAATGACTTGTTGGTGCAAGACACATCAAATAGAAATCAATACTCAAAAATAAACAAATCTACAAATACTCCAACTCAAAGTTATCCTACATTTAGTAGAACTATAGAATATGGGGGAGCTTATTCACCTATAATAACAGAATCCGGCACTAAAGCCGCTACAGGCGGGAATGCAACTCAACAGTTCTTGCCGGTTGATGTTACGAAATTTAGTGATGGAGTTTATTGGGAAGCAACTTGCACGACTATGGATACTGCAAGGACATATATTGGACTCATAGGGACGCCTGGTTTTTACTCTGTCGTTGCATCAAGTACCGCTTCTTATGGTTATCAGAAAAAGGCAATTCTGGACAGGTCTGGTAACTGGTACGGAACAGACAACACTGCTGGAGCATCCACTGCTGCTGGAGTAGCTTATGCCGTTAACGATGTGTTAGGTATTGCGTATAAAGATGGTAAGGTTTGGATTTCTAAAAATGGAACATGGATGAGTTCTGGTAATCCTTCTGCTGGAACAAACGAAATAAATTCAACAACTGGTCTTTTAACTGCTAATTGGGCTTATGGTTGGTTGCCTTATTTTGGTTATAATTCTACTTGGGTAATCAATATGGGTTCAGAAGATGGTGGATTTAAGTATGATATACCAACTGGATTTGTTCCTCTATCAAATAACAATAGTACACAAGATGATTATATCAGACAAACAATCCCAGCAACTCAAACTAAAAAGTTTGTCAATTCTGTTCATTGGACAGGTAATGGAAGCACACAATCTGTTACTGGAATGGGTTTCCAGCCAGATCTATTATGGATTTGGCAATTAAATGCAGCTAACGCTATGACTGTGGATAGTGTTCTTGGAGATGGGGGGTCTGGGTATTATAGTAGAACCATTGATTTTGGTGCTACAGTTGGACAAACAAATGCTGATGACAATTTAACTGATACAGTCACATCTTTGGATGCAGATGGATTTAGTATAAATTCTGCTGGTTCTGGTAGTAAAATTAATGATACTAATGACAAATATGCTGCCTTAGGATGGTATATTGGGGGTAGTAATTCTACAAACAATGATGGAACTATTTCGTCAACATTAAAGTCAAATACAGATTTGGGAATATCTGCTGGTAATTATGTTGGTAATGGAACAAACGGTGCAACTGTTGGCCATGGCCTTGGAGAAATACCAGATGTTCTATTGACTAAAAGGTTTAATGGCGCCAACGCTCACTGGCAATGGAAACACAAAGTTGTAACAGGACAGAATGGAATTGCTTATACCACATTGATTGGTGATGCCAGTGTTCCAACAGATATATCTTCATTTACTGGTGGTGGGGTATCCACTTATAATTCTACAACATTTACATTATCTGATGGCAGCAGTAACGGTAATAATGTAAATGCGAACAGTACCACATATTTGTTCTACGCTTTTGCCGAAAGACAGGGATTTAGTCAGTATGGTGCATATCGTGGTTCGGGGCAGGCTGATGGGCCGTATATAGAAACAGGATTTAGACCAGAATTTGTTTTACTCTATGATGCTTCAAGTTCTAGTTATGGTTCTTATTGTTTCCTTCCAAACCAGATGGCAAATCACGACTATGATGGTAGAGGAATTTTGTATCTTGCAGGTGGAATTAATACATCACAGACATATGTGACTTGTGATGCAAATGGGTTTAGATTGACAACATCATCATTCCCAGCAGGCAACACATCTGGGAATAACTACATATACATGGCGTGGGCAAGTGCTCCAACTATTTTCTCAACAAATAATGATTCCTTCTGGAATGATGAATAATCAAATAGAACTATGTTATGCAAAATTATGAACACTATCTTGGAAACCCACTACTAAAGAAAGCCAATGTTCCTGTCGAATGGACAGAAGAACAAATTCTTGAATATAAGAAGTGTATGGAAGAACCCCTACACTTCATTCAGAATTACATAAAAATTGTTTCTTTGGATGAGGGGTTAGTTCCTTTCAAAATGTTCCCATTCCAAAAAGATATGGTGGGAACAATTCACCAGAATCGTTTTACTATTTGTAAGATGCCTAGACAGAGTGGTAAGTCTACTACTCTGGTATCTTATATTCTACATTACATTCTCTTCAACCCTAACATGAATGTTGCAATCCTTGCCAACAAGGCTTCGACTGCACGAGATATTCTCTCTCGTTTGCAACTTGCATACGAAAACCTTCCTAAGTGGTTGCAACAGGGCGTCATGTCTTGGAACAAAGGTTCACTGGACTTAGAGAATGGTTCTCGTGTAGTTGCATCATCCACATCTTCATCAGCAGTTCGTGGTGGTTCTTACAACATGATCTTCTTGGACGAATTTGCATTCGTTCCACACAATGTTGCAGAGGACTTCTTTAGTTCTGTTTACCCTACAATTTCATCTGGTAAATCTACAAAGGTTATTATTGTATCAACCCCTAATGGTATGAACTTGTTCTACAAACTTTGGGTGGATGCAGAAAATGGAAGAAACTCTTACAATGTCATTGATGTGCATTGGAGTGAAGTTCCTGGCCGTGATGAGAAGTGGAAAGAAGAAACCATTGCAAACACCTCTAAGGAACAGTTCCAAAGAGAGTTTGAGTGTGAGTTCTTAGGTTCTTCTAATACACTGATACACCCAGCAAAAATTAAATCTATGCCTTTTCACAATCCTATTCAGTCAAATGCTGGATTGGATATGTATGAGAAACCCAAACAAGAGGCAACTTATGTTCTTGTCGCCGATGTGGCGAGAGGAACAAGTAACGACTTCTCTGCATTTATTGTATTTGATGTGTCTACAGTTCCTTATAAGATTGTTGCAAAATATCGTAACAACGAAATCAAACCTCTTCTCTTTCCTAATATCATCCATGATGTTGCGAAAGCATACAATCAAGCATACATTATGGTTGAAGTAAATGATATTGGTGAACAGGTTGCAACTGCACTACAGTTTGACTTGGAGTATGAGAACCTAATAATGGCAAGTATGCGTGGTCGTGCGGGTCAGATTGTTGGGGGTGGCTTCAGCGGTGGAAAAGCACAACTTGGGGTAAGAACGACAAAGGCTGTAAAAAAGTTGGGATGTTCTAACCTTAAACAGATTATTGAGACAGATAAACTTATTATCAATGACTATGACTTGATTGCAGAGTTCTCTACCTTTATTCTTAAAGGACAATCCTTTGAGGCAGAGGATGGACATACAGATGACCTTGCAATGTGTTGTGTATTGTTTGCTTGGTTGGTAGAACAGACATACTTCAAAGAACTGACTGACGATGACATTCGTGCTAGAATGTTTGCAGAACAACAACACCAGTTAGAACAAGACATGGCTCCATTTGGTTTCTTTGATGATGGTTTATATGACAATGGATATGGGGAAACTATCGTAGATGAATATGGAACACGGTGGAGTCCAGTAGTTCGTTCCTATGATTCTGATTGGTAGAAATCTTAAAAATCCTACATAATATCAATAATATCGTTTTCTAATTTAAGGAAGCAATTTGCACAAACGACTTTGGATTGATTGATTAAACCTACGACTTCGGTTCTAGATTCCTCATTCAATCCTTTTCTTTTTGTTAGTTTACGAATTTCCCTCTCGTGAGGGTGGAATTGGAGACAGGCGGTTTCAGATTCCCCACAGTAACCACAGGTTTTATTACCAAGATATTCATTAACCCATATCTTGCGTTTCCTGTAGTGCCGTTGGGAAACCTTCTTTATGGTTTCTTTGTATTTCTGATAATGCTCCGACATATTATTATTTATGTGTTGCCTAACCTATAAAAAAT